GACTTTTCTATGGATCCGATCAGGATTTTTTACAAAGGATGATTTGGCCGCTTATCAAGGATGACCACCTCGCCCATGATGAGCATTTTAATTACACCGGAAAAGAGTGTCCATTTCCTATTCCTCTTTCGGAAGAAAATGGACATTATGTGGGGATGGTATGCTAATCAATTTAATGTGTCCTACTTACAATCGACCCGACAGTATCCGCACGTTCTGTGACTCAGCGTTAAGGACTGCGGACGATGTTTCAAAACTTCGTTTTACCTTTTGTATAAACAAAGAGGACAATACCTCTCTTGAGTATATACAATCAAGGTACTGGCCGAATGATTCACACGTGCATATTGTATTCGAAGAAACAGAGCAACCAAATTTAGCCCTGTACTTTAATATGATGTATGAGGATGAGACATTTAAAGATCCAAATACTATTGTATCAATGCTCGGTGATGATATGGTTTTTGAGACACAAGGCTGGGACACCGCTGTATTAAAAGCGATGGAAGAAATGAATGGTGCCGGACTTGTTTTCTGTGATGATGGGTATATCGCACATGAGCGCCTTTGTGTGAATCTTTTTACCACTCGAAAAGTTGTTGATGCTTCAGAAAAACCATTTATGTGCGAATTGTTCCACGCTGATATGATCGATACGGTTTGGTACCACGTAGGCACGATGGCGAATCTTTTAAAGTATCTTGACAAAGTAGTAATCAAACACAACCACAATACACGTTTAGGCATGAATGACTGGGACGATACTTTCAAAAGATTGCGTGTAGTACAAGCAGCAGTGAATACACAAGAGAATCATAAATTGGCAGCTGTATACGCTACACTTTGCGCGGGAAACATTATTGATAAAGGAATAGGAAAATGGAACGTCCTATAATTTTATCAATATTAATTTGTCACCTGCCTCATCGTATACATGAACTCGAAAGGCTTATGGATTGTTTACAACCTTCAAGGTTTTCGGAAAGTGTTGAAATGTGTATTGATGATGGTGAAGGTTCAATAGGTGAAAAGCGTAATCGACTGATCGATAAAGCAAAAGGCGAGTATATAGCATTCATTGACGATGATGATACGGTTTCAGACAACTATCTGGAACTTTGTATTGAGTCTCTTAAAGTGAAACCTGACTGCGTAGGAATCACTGGGACGATAATGTATCAAGGCACTGAAAGAGTTTTCAAACACTCGATACAATACGCTTGTTGGTATACAGGAAGCAACGGAACTTTTTATCGTACACCAAATCATTTAAATCCTATTAAAAAAGTGTATGCATTAAAAGCAAGATTTCCGGAAATAATGAGTGGTGAGGATATCACGTATTCAAAACGAATACGCCCGATGCTGAAAAAAGAAGTAATGATAAAAGATCCTATTTACTTCTATACACCGAGTGTGCACGTATGAATTTTTTCAACATTGATATGCATATCTCAGTGGTAAACGACCTTAAATGGATCTTCAAAAGACTTGGACATACTATTGATGATGTGTGCATTTCAGGTCATGCTTTTGTTTTGAATCGTAAACAAGCAGTTGTCGATTATTTAATGCCTGACAGTATCAATACGATGATTGAAGCGGGCAATTATGATCGATTCTGGAATGAAAATAAAGATGAGCTTGACAAATATGATGGATATATCTGCTGTTATCCTCCTATGTTTGCAATGCTTTATCAAACATCAAAACCGATCATCGTGCAGATACCGATCCGTTTTGACCACATGATGTATCATAGTCCTAAGTTGATCAATGAATTGATTGAATCATTAAAGCGTCCTAATGTCATTCTGATTGCAAACAACAAATTTGATAAATACTACGCAGAGTTGTTTATAGGAAAAGAAGTCACACATATTCCGAGCCTTTGTGAATATTCGAAAGAAAGATACAATCCTATAAATAAAACTTCGTTGTACTTCAGCAGTAATCCCGTTTCTGAGCTTTCGAATACTGCAATTAAAAAAGAGGTCGCATTACAAGCAGGATATACTTGGAAACATCGTGCAGAATTTTTAAGCGCAATTCATTTGCCCTATCAAATTTCCACTATGTCAATATTCGAATTATACTCCGAATGTGTACCTATGTTTTTTCCGTCAATTGAATTGATGTGGATTCTAAATCGTGTTTATGTTTCCACATGAATCGGACTTGCGCTTCACAGGCACGCACAAGATCAGGAAATAACTCTGCACAAGATTGTATAGTAAATGATACTAATACTCCTGTGGCTGTTGACGATGTAGCGGCTTCCTCATCTGTATACTGTTTAAATGTTTCTCCAACAGTAAATGCACCAAACAACGATTCATAAACAAGGAGTGTCGGTGTCGCTGAGATAATCAATCCCATCGCTTCACTTGATTGCCCTACTATAAAATTACCAGCAGCAAAGGTACCGCTGCTTGTAGTGATTGCAATTGTTGATCGTGTGCCGTGTGAAGATAGTCCGCCGTTGTATACAGCACGAATAGATTTAGGAAGAGCGGGTATAGATACTGGTACAACTACGGATTCATTATTAAGTCCTGCGTATGCTCCTGTTAATTCTGATTCACTTCCATCCCATTCACCAGAAGCATCAAAATATACACTTGTAAGAGATACGATAGGAGAAGCAGCAACCCAAAATTCTATTTGATTGAATTCGGGATTAAAAAATTCAGTGTATACAGCAATAAGCAATTCACGATTCAAATACCTTTCAATCGAACGTGATACGGTAGAAATCCAGTTTACAAGTTCACGCTTTAAACCCATTGAAGCAGTACGGGCAGTACCATCATCGTCCGAAAGGTAGCGCCTCATTCGTTCGTAACTTGATAACTGAATTGCACTCATTTCTCTACCTTTCTTATTTGTAAAGTAGAGCGTCCGGCTTTAACACCGGACGCCCCCACCTCAACGGAAAGAGCTACACATCAAATTCCAGCGTGGCACCCGCGTCCTGCGAGTCCGCAGACCCAAGTATACAGACACCGGCGAAATCGATGGTAGCGGGGGTTCCCTGCACTTCGGTTTTCAGTGCAAGGAATCTTTTTGTTTTCTTACACTGCACAGCACCGACGGCAACGGAAGAACCATTCGCCGTATTTCGCTGAGTGAAGGATGCGCCGGAGACGGCGGTCGCTGCGCTCATGCTGTTGGTTGCTGATTCAAGGACCGTATTGATGAGCGTAACAGGACCAACAATGGCACCGACATTTGCAACAAACACGGCATCATCGAAGTCCTGCGTATCGATCATATCAGCGGTCCCGGCAGTGAGAGAAATCCCGTTGTAATAAATTGTGGCACCAACGGGCCGAGCGGCACCAAAAGTCTTAACGACTTTCGTACCTTCACAAAGTTTTCCGGATCCAATCGTGGGCATTATGTCCTCCTTCTTAAAGTGTTTTGACTCTTTTTCAAAGTTCCCCCGAACTTCTTTCCGTTGAGTCCGACACTTTACTATCTGTCAGTTACTACCACTTCGATTCAAGTGTCTCTGCATCAAGCAGAGAGGCAAAAGCACTTGCACGAAGCAGTTGGCAATCGCATTCCAGGAACATGACTAGATAAAGCTGATCCTGAAGGAACGCCGAACCGCCTGAACCGTCGGCAGCCACGTCACTGACCCGGAAAATCGGATCGCGGAACGAAGCAAATACGAACTTCGAAAAGTCACCGTATACAACCTGTGAACAAGTCGAGGACGTACCCTTCACGAGATTGTTTGCAATCTGCGTGGTGCTTCCGAGCTTTGCACGAAGAGCATTTTCAAGTACGGTCGGATCCAGAAGCAGCGAACCAGGGATAACCGGAGCCTGTTCACGTTTTGCCTGTCCGCTGTACTGTGCAGTCCGTTCACGAAGCATACCGAAATAAACTTCGGGCCGCATGAGATACCCATACGAACTGGTATCACGCAATTCATTGGCAGCTGCAAGAGCCTGTTTCATAGCAATTGCATCATCAATACCGAAGCGTGTACCGTTCGTGCCGAGGGCGGTTGCAGTAGTGAAACCGCTATTTGAAAGCAGACCCTTGGGCTCATTCTCCGAACCTTTACCGAGTGTGAGTCCACGGCTGAGTTCAACAGAAGCATCCCGGCTCATCTTGTCACGTATGATTGCCTCTACCGCATAATTGCTCGAAGCAAGCAAACGGTTCGAAATCTTCGTGAACACACCGAGCTTTTTCGGACGGAGCCACTTGAGACCGAAGGAGCTGTCGCTCTTCGTAGGTGCAGCAGTTTCACCGAGCCAGTACGCTGTGAGATTGCCTGAATCGACAGGAATCGGAAGATCTCCCATCAAGTTCGGCAAACGCATCACGGGCATATTGAGGATCGGAGTCTGTGCATACGTGGTGCTGATAATGTCGCCATTATAAATTTCGGGCGGCACAATAAATCCACCGCTCGACCCATCGTCCGCACCAAAGTCCTTCTTTTCGAAACCGAAAATGGCTTCGGTGTTGCGGCGCTTTGCATACTGTTCGCAAACTTCTTTTTCGAAGGGAGCACATTTGCCCCAGGGATCCGAAAACTGGGGAACGCTTGCAATTTTCCCGCCGGCAGCGGAGAGATACATTGCCTGGAAGAAACGCACCCAGGACCATTTCTGCTTTTCCGACTCGATACCGGGCAGACCGAGCTTGACAGCACTCGACTTCTTCAGAGTCTCCAAACCTTCGTCAATCGTTTTCAGCTTCCCGGTAAGTTCGGTAATCTGAGCGGTTGCGGCATCGGACTGCTCTTTGACTTTTGCGGAAATAATCCCCTCAACATCGCTCTTATACTGCTTGAGTGTCGAGGTGATAGTTTCCAAATTGAGTTCAACAGACATTTCAAACTCCTTGATTTGGTTAATTGTTATCGTCTTTAAAAGCTAAATCGTAAAGACTTTTCTTGGGAGCCTTCGGTGTCTCACCGCTCGATACCGTAATGATAGAGGGTAGCGCCTTGACTTCTTTGATCGTCTCATCGACTTTTACTTTTATTTCATCAATTGCTTTTACAAGTGCAGCAAAGTTTTCCTGTACATCTTTCAATGTGTACTCAGGAACAACTATTGAAGTGCCGCCAATCTCTTTCACAAACGCATCAAGTATCGTTTCATCAAACAAAGGATATCTTTTCAGAATTTCCACATCATGTGCAGAAAACTTTCCACTCCTCAGAGTGGTGGAAAGACTCTTTTTGAACCCTTCCCGGTAATCGTCACGCAATGCATTTGGATTCGCAGGCACAGGAACCGGAGAAAACTCCATCAAGTCCCATGATGTGAATTCAACACCGTATTTTCCAAGTCCCATTGCGGCGCGCTCTTCGTCTGTCTTAGGCATATTGTATTCAAGCGGCATAAAACCTATCGAGCACGCCCGCATACCGTTTGCTTGAATGAATCGGTAGATAAGATCAGAACGTCCCGAAGAGTCCACCCGATCATCAAAGAAAAGCGCCGTTGCACGCACAACCTTTTTTGCTTTGTCGATAACCAGCTTGATCGTGTTGCCAATGGGAAGCTCTTCGTAGTTATGAGCAAATTGTATCACCGGATTCTTTTTATAGTTATCAGGTTTGCAACCTTTTGCCCGTACAATGTCGCCGTATCTGTCACACGATTCATCAGTGATCGTATACACCTTGATTCTGTTTTCGTAACCGCTGAGATATTCAAGGTTATTGGTTGCTTTGCAGAGCTTGGCACACTCTTCGGGGCTCATCGGCTCTTCGTCATTCGTGCCACCTGCAAAAGCTCTGTATTGCTTTTCGGTCGTTTTCTTTGCAACATCAATTTCGGTTGTGAAGTCCATATATTCCTCCGGTAAGTTCGTGAATTTCAGTGAGAGTTTTTTGTATTCGGTTTACGTGATTTTCCAATTCCGTCAATTTCTTTTGTGCTTCTTGCGTATCGAGGACCACTGTGACCTTTTGTACTTGACGTATTAGAATCGGAACAATAAGCAACGCCAGAACCGCGGAAAATAACAAGATTGACAATGTTACGGTCAGCGTCATATCCATTTCCAATCATTCTATTACTGCCAAAGTCACGCATCGACAATTGCATATTTCCCCCGGATCATCGCTTGCAGTGTCACGTGGAAAACGTAAACCATTATCAAACTCTGCACCGATATTTTCTTCTTGTCCGTCAAGTTCAATGTGCGTCTCCCGGACTTTCTCATCGCGTGAAGTAACCCATTCCCATTTCGTAATACCTTCCTCTTTGAACGCTTCAAATCTTGCTTCAGAAGCGATAATACCCATTTCAGTCCGTGCAATCGTTTTACTTGAGGACATTCCACCAAGATCAAAATAAGGATGCGAAACTGTAATAGGATTGCCTGTACGAACTTCGTATACTGCATGCACGTTTTCCTTCAAGTGCTTTGCAAGTTCGGCATTGGTCCAGTTTTCTTTCAATCCTTCTTTTACAGTGTCACCGATCACATCATGAGCAACATTGTATGTATTTGTTTCCAAATCTTTCATTTGGGGTACACGTGCTTTTGTAAACTTATCGATACGTGGATCCGTCACATTCCAATCAATTGAGTGTCCAAGCTCTTTTTCGATTGCTTTGGCTTCCAGTCTCATTTGATCAGCCGCATTCGGACGGTACAGTTTCATTAACGTATTCACTTCCTCATCGATATTGAAAAGAAGTGAATCAATTGAAATACTATACGCTTTTTCGACTAGAATTCCTTTATTACGTACTGCCCATGAATCTATTTTGTCAAGCACGCTGTTCCGCTGAGAGAAGAAATGGCGCTTTAAATCGCGTATCATCGAGCGTTCAATCGGTATTAAAACCTTTTCGATGTATTCGTCCGATTTTTTAAGGCGCTCGTCCTCAGTGCTGCGTATGATGGGAGTCTCTGCCACTTTGATCGATTTTGCAGGTGTATTAACTTCAGTATTGGCATTAACAGCAACAGGTATCAATCGTGCATCAAGGTATGGATACTTTGCAATGTCAGCAGTAGACAAAGGAATACCAGTAATGCGACAAGCAAGAGAAGGCGGAAGTCCTACTGAAGTAACAAGCACACCGGCGGTTGTTGCTTTGTCTTTATAGTCCTGCTGTAAAGATTCGACTTTCGAATAATCGAATTTTATCCGATATTTGCCTTGATCAATATTCCTTATCCAGTATGCATTGATTGCTTCGATGATTTGATCAGCAATAGGAATGTATGTATCGTACCAAGGAATCTTTCTGCCTTCTTTGATAGTAGCAAAATTTATCTGCTCATAATTTCCTGTTGCAATCTTATTTAATCCAAATGCAGAGATAATTTGATCGCGTGCTTTATCCTTCTGCTCGATATACTGCATTTCTGCTTGTGTGAAACCGATAGGATTAAATTTGAGTCCTGCACCAACAACAGCAATCTTACCTACATTTCCGACTCCACCGTATTGGCTGTTCCACTGCTTCTTTGTTTGCTCTGCTTGATTCGCGGTAAGGGGCTGATCGGTGGAAAGAATACCGGAAGGACGTGCATCATTCGAAAACAATCTGGTATTGTATATATCTGCTTTTACATCCTGATCAATTGCAACCTGTGAAGCAACGAGAGGAGAGGCAGCTTTATACCAATCGTAAGGATCAACAAAGTAGATATGGATAATCTGATCAGGTCGGAAAGTCTTTAATGCTGTGACTGACCCAGGCGCTTTGAATTCCCATACTTCAATTGTTTTCGTCGTACCTTTTGTAAACTTAGGAGATATGAATTTATTCGAATAAGGATAAAGTTGTGTAGGTACTTCACCTTTCGAAAGATCAACAGCGTCACCGGTCATTTCATTCCACGGAACAAGAAAACATTCCCCACCGTTTACAAGCAGATTTAAAACCACCATCTGCCAGAAAGGTGTTGCCGTCATTATCTCATTAGGTTTTTCCAGCAGTGTCAGAATGGGATGATCATTCAGCGTGTTTTCAGAATTTTCTTTTTCGTAAAGGATAGGAACAAGGCGGGAGATATTAAGAGAGATTATTTTTGCACAAGAGTAAATCCAAATATGATTTAGATAAGGTTTACTTTTAATCGCTTCGGCTGTTATTGTTCCACCGCCGCCGCCAGCCATTCCGCCAAAGAAAAATTCTAAATCACTATTCGGCACTTCTGTTGAAACAGATTTGGCGCAGGTGATGGGCTCACCTCGTGCGTCGAGTAATGTTACAGACAATTGATTGACACTTTGTAGAAGTGAGTACGCATAGTTACAACCTTTCAGGATGTTGTATACTTCGGTACTCAACAGTCAAGAGGCGTGCCAAACCTCTATGCTTATTATACTTTATATCGCATTAAATGTACATGTGGAATTGAATAAAGTAGATAGCTATATCTTTTTAAATATTGTATTTCCTATTTCGCCCAACGTTTGCGCTACTGCTGAAGTTGCGCTAAGACCGCATCTATCCTTGGTAAATAGCGTTTAAGCTGGTAAGGAAGAAAATCTTCCGAGTCATTGATAAACTCATGCAGAACCAAAGCAATTTCCAGTATAGCGCTGTTGGGCGATTTTGTTGGCGATTCCTCCAGCAAGGCGGCCTCTGCTCGATTGATTGCGTAAAATGCTTCTCTTAAATGCCCGCTAGAGGATTTACCATCGTGAATCAGGCTTAATGACTGTACGATAGACGAAGCGACCTGAAGTTTGCCGCGATGAAACTCAATTACTTTGTCGTTCATGATGCCGCCTTTATAAAAATGATCTCGCCAACTATTTCGCCTAACGCGTTTCAGGCACCCGCCCGAAGTTGCCGCCATTTATAATATTCCGGCCCGATACTAACCAGATATTCCTCTGAAATGGTATTCCCTTCGCAATGATCGATTAAGTAGCACACAAATTCTTCCACATCAGGCGGCAATTTTGGGCTGCCTGTGTTGTGCGATGCGGAAGGAGTGCCTGCCTTTTTATGGCGAAAATAAAACTCTATTACACCGACAATGAAAATTAAACAGGCAGCTCCCATACCACAGACAAATCCAATTAAAAACATTTTCGCCTCCAATATAAAAAGCACGACTGAAGTTTTGTACAACTATTACTTATACGAAATATACAGTACTAACTCTTTGAATTTATTCCGGGTACCTTTTTACCTTTGAAAAATTCATCAGCGTAATTTTCAAGCAGTCTATTAAAAAAGTGACTGACAGAACCTTCATTAGGTCTCGGACAATCAGGCATCTTTGTAGACTGCACAAGAGCAAATCGTCGCTTTGCATAAGTAATTGTAATTGGGATCACTACTGAATCTTGATCACGTTTTATTTTGCTGTTCATATTGTATATTATACATAACAAATAAAAAAAAAATCTACGTGGATTAAAACAATTGATTATTGGCACCAGTCATATCATCTTCCAATCCATACCGCATCGCTGAGATAAGATGATCATTAACTCCGATAGGTTCGTTTATGGTTATTCCTCTCTTATCTTTCTTCCATTGATACGTGCTAATTTCATTCACCATATTTTGACAAGTAGGTTTAATAATAATTTTCTTTGAGTGAAGCCATTGTATGCCGAACAGTATGGAACTTTTTACCTTTCCTATTCTTGAGAAGCCACGGCGCTTTGTAACACCGACAGCAGACACTCCATTATCATTTAGTTCCTGTATACTCTTAGGCTCTGCACTATCACACGCGACATACCTTTCACCTACTTTATCAATGATCTTTGCAGCAATATTAGGATTAGTCAATCCTCTTTCGTACAACTCATCAAAGATATAAACTGTTTCATTTGCTTTATCATAATTCATGTGCAGATATGCAGTAGGATCATTCGTAAATCCAAAGTCAAGTCCGTGTCTGTCGTTCTCTTCATTCAATGCATCAGTATCGAAATCTTTAATCTCCCAATTAGTAAATACAAGAGCACCGAGAACACCCCATAATCCTTTTGCGTACACGTTGTAATAATACTGATCAGTTTTCTTGTACGCTTCAATTTGTAAATGGTCCTGATCAGTAAGGAATCTATTGTCCCAGTGTGTCGAGTGCACAGCAAGCACATCATCAATACAGAATGATAATGGGTGTCCGTCAAAAAATCTCCTATATATCCAATGATTTTTAAATATAGGATTTAAAAGCAGGTGCATCCTCTTGACAACATCAGAAGCGCCTCGCATACGCAAGCCGAGCTGATTAAATGCAAATTCGGATATCTCACTTGCCTCTTCACAAACAATATCCGTAATCGGCCCATTAAGTGTCGTAATGGATTTAATCTTTTCGGGATCATCGAGACCGCGGAAGATGATGCATTTATTATTCAGTTTGCAGACCATCATTTTGTTTGATAGCTGCAAATCAAAGTACCTGCGTAGTTTAAACTTGTTGATTGCCTTCTCCCACTCTACCCATGTGGAAGATGCAATAGTGGCGGCAACATTTCGAATTACTAAATAATTTCTTTTTCCTTTTAATACATCAAGCACGCCACGTTGTGTGACGAATACGGATTTACCCGATGAGGCACCGCCATAAAATATTTGTGTGGGAGTTAAATCATTAAGATACGGTAGGAACTTATCGTTGAAAACTTCTTTGGCTATTTTCAACTTCATACAAAATTATTCCACAACAACTTCAATAATCTCTGGTGTTTGCTCTTCCATTAATTTCTTTGCCCATTCAGGTCGGCGCATTTGTAACCACAAAGTAATTGCTTGTGTGTTAGGCGGTACGTGCTCTGTACGCTTTCCCTTTGTCACTGAGAGAAGGGTGGGTTTTTTCGGTTTCGTTGTTACTGTTCCATTCTTCCCGATCTTTTTACCTCCAACAGAACCTAAAAAGTATTCTGATTCAGTGCCAAGATTTTTATCATATCCCACAGCACGTTTATGCAGTGCATTGATTACAGCTATATCGAGCTGATCACGTGCGTATTCTGCTTCATCAGCAAGGGTAGGATCCTCCGCATACCATATTTCTGTAATCACAACGAAAGGGATATTCATGAGCAAAGCGGCACGAACAGGCTCCATGCCTTTCGAAATAAGATCAAGGTACCTGGCACGCCTTTCTGGTGTGAGCTTGAATTGTTTTAAAGTGTACTTCTTCTGAGTCTCGGCCGATCGGCGTTTCCGGTAGCAGAATAAAAGAGGCTCCCAACGATTCAAATATTCAGGAGGTACACAAAGATGTTTTGATAATACCTTTATGTCGGTCTCTTGTACCCAAAAGGTAAAATATCTCTTGAGGAAATTTTCATCAGGAGGTAATAATCTGTTCATATCTGATAGTATACATCAAAATCTTTCCTTTTGCAATACTCTTTGTAAAGACGATTGAACTTTACCTAGTGTTGTCGTCACGGATGCTTTAGATAAACCCATGCAGTATGCACACTTGAACAGCCCATCCTTAGGATTATAAAATAAGTAAATAAGTGAATAAATCATTCTATCGCAAATAGGACAATTAAATCTTAAAGTCCTTTTGCTTGACCGTTCACGAAATATATGGATACTTTGTTGATTAATGAATAACTTGTTATATGTTATTTCCATGCAGTGAATTTTACCAGCAAGTTTCAATGAAGCATATATCTTTTTATTTTCCTGTAATGCATCAACAACATCCTCAGAATAAATAGTCCTTATACTGACTGCGTATAGACCTTTCAATCGCAACCAATCAATAGCGTGTACATGCTGAGAAGAAAAGAAAAATCTTCTACGTTTAGGAATCATAATAGTCCAAGATTCATATACACGTCCGAATTACTGTGTGTATTATAATCACTTGCAACAAAAGTATTCCAGCCTGAGCAAGATAGATACATCTTTAAAGATCCATCATTCATAATAAACACATCGTATCTTTCAGGAACAATCTTTTGTGAAATAATTTTTCTTCTCATGAACACTTCTTTAGGAACAATCGAAGCAGGAGAAAGAATCCATTTTTTAAATGTTGTGGAATAAATCTCATCACCTTCTAAAGTTGGTTCTCCAGCTTCTAACAACATATAACGCATACCTGGTGCTCCTTTTTAATGATACATAGGACATGAATTCTTAAATTCTTTTCAAAATTATATGGAAAGTCAGAAAGTCTGGAGAAATTTTTCGGCCTCACTATAACGAAGAGTAAATAATGATGTTATAATATTATATATATTATTATTATAATTAATTCTCTTACTTATATAGGAGCCCCTTGTAACTCTTTGATTTTTATATGTCTCCATACTTTTAAACCCTATTTAGCTGCTCGAATGAGTAGCTAAATCAGTTTGTAAACTGTACTTTTACCCCTTATTCCACACGCAAAAACCCTGCACTTTTTCATAATTACACACATTTAAACGTGATTTTCGCAACTTTATTATAATTTTTTAATCCTGAATAAGCTCGTTTTCCCACTCTCTTCTGTCAACTTACCCTCTTTTTTCGCTTTTTTTTATAGGAGCTCCTAATACTCTTTTGCTTCAAAACTCGCTCTATTCCTTATCGAAATTTTACTTTAAATGATAAGGAATATCTATCATAACAGCTTTAAAATAGCTAAAACCTTATCATTTTCTGCACAGTCAGAACGAAGTACAGACACAACTTTATCAATGATACTTGATACGCTTTCTTTTCGTAGTACACGCATTTTTACACCTCCACCTGTTTGTTCTCCTATGATCTTTTTAATCTCTACTATCTTCTCCATTGTTAAAATCATTTCAGATTCAAATACCAATGTGGGTTTATTCGCTTCTGATATAACAGGCACGCAATCACGTACTAAAATTATAGGATCACTATCATCATTCAAAACTTGATAGCTGTCTCCGCCCTCAGTGTCAGGATCAACATCAAAAACTTTTCCGATTTGATCATGATACCAATAACTTGATACGCTGCACTGGATTATTTTAACTAACATTTCAAACCTCCTTTATTAGCACTAAAGACGCAATTATTAATAGATCCACGATCAACAAATCTTTTACCGCAGACGCTGGGTAGAGCATAGCGATTATGAAATAAACCAGCACAAAAAGAAAACCATATTTGTATATTTTCATAATTACATCATCCATTTTAAACAGTTTTCAGTTTCACATTTTCCCCAAATATGTCCATTACATTCTGCAATAGAGTAATGTAAAACACCATCACAAGCAGGACATTTGATTACCCCTTTAATACCTTTCTTACCTTTTGAATCAAGCAGTATAAGCCTAAGAGCCTTTGAAGTGCCTTCAGTGGTCTTTTGGTTTACACGCTCGATTTCTTTTAACTCTTCAGCGGTATAGAATTCTCTTTTGTCACAAGTATTGATATTGTGTTCCTTTCTGCAAGGAGTACGAATAGCCCAGCCGAAAGAGTCACCGCCTACGCGCTTTCGAACATTGACATCCGCAGCACATTTCATCTGCGTACCTCTGAAATGTTTACAGAAAGTATACGTTGAACTTTTCATACCATTTTCTCCTTATTACTTGTAAAAATATTACGCTTTAATCCATTCATCAGTGGCACGGAATGCAGTGTACTCCTTTACATTATTTTAATGTGATGAATCAACTTTTATAGGGTTCCTAAGTTTTCAAAAATATTGCCTATTCTTTCATGACAGCAACCACAATCACATCGACAAACAAAACACATTTTAGGATGTTGATACGACATTGCTAAAAACTCAACCAATCTACCGTCTTTTAGTAACAATACATCGCCTATAATAGGACAAATAGGATGAATAATTTCCCGTCGGTACAAAGTGCTAGAATCATGTGGAACTTTGCTGCCTGCGTATGTGGTTTTAATCCATTCAAAAACTCCTTTGAATTCATCACCTTCCCGCAGATATTCACCGGGCTCTATAAGTCTATACTGTTTCATGAATACTCCTTTATATAAAGCATGTGATGGAAATGCCAGGCTGTTCCCGGCTCTTTGTCCACTGAGTAGATTTCCTGTAAAATTACAGAGTCAACGTCTGCACGCTTATTATGCCAATCGATTTCATCAGTATTGAATTTCATTCCCGGCCAGTTTCCGCGCGTTGATTCAGCCCTTACATCAAGATCATAAGAGCAAAGCATATCTTCGATACAATAGAACAAGTTTACAGAGTCTTTAAGCTGTCTGTACGTGCTCAGAGTCAAAGCGTTGATGTGACTTGCATCATCAATCACAATATCGATCTTACCGCCGCAAAATTCAGCGATTCTACCCAGTGCACCGGGATCGTTTTGAGATTCCCATACCCGCAAATCACAATCAATTTCCAAAGAATTAATCAGCGGGTCGATATCCATTGC